AATTAAATGTTATTGTGTCGAGTGAATCTGGTTCATCGATGGTTACCGAATACTCAATTTGTAATCTTATTCTGTTATTATCTTGACCTTCAAAAGTAACAAACACATTTTGAATTGTTATGTATGGTAACCAATTACTTACCGCATCTCTAACTGACTCCTCAATAGTATCAGCCGAAGTTTCTATGATAGGTTCAAAAATTAGAGTTTGAATATCACAACCAAAAGTTGGTTGTCCTAAACGTTCACCTTTGGCAGTCAATATAAGATTTTTTAAATTACTATATGCCTGTTCTCTTAGAGTTTTAGATTGTTGAAAATGACCAGTTCTTCCAGGTTTAAGTGGAAGTGTAATTCCAACAAATACATCATCGTTTTCATTTAATTCTCGTATTGACGCCATTATTTATTCCTATGGACGAAATGATTCGCCATTTTTTCCTTTTTTCTGGTCTATTGCCTTCATAACAGCTGAATAATCTTTTGTTAAAGCATTTATTACAGTTTCAGGAACTTGATCTGTAGTTACACCAGCATCTTTCATAGTTTGAACTGCACCAACTTGTCGTTGTAGTTCTTTATCATTACCAGCTCCCGTAGTATCTCCGTATCCTAACAATTCAGCTGCTCGTGTTGAATCGAATGCTCCACCACCCATTGTTGGATACTCATCAAATTCAGAAGTTCTATTACCCTCAATACCACCAACGGTTTCATTTAAAATGTCGTTTAGTGCTGTGTTAGATGTATACTGTACTTCTTTCTTTACAGGTTTTTTTCTAACAATAGGTTTAGATTTTTTTGAAGATACCGCTGAAGTGCGTTGTTCACTAATAAGTATCTTACTTACTTCTTTTTTTACTTCTAGTTTAACTACTTCTCGTATTATTTTTACGAGTCCCTTTTTAGTCATAATAACTCCTATTATTTTACTTTTACAATTTTACTTAAATATGGGCCACTAGCTATCATTCCAGTCATTTCCGTATTTAGTTCTTGTAACTTTATGTTCTCTTTAGTTAATTTAGTTGCTCCTGGTATATCTCCAGCATTTGATTTAACTAAAATCTCTGCTGTATTTTTACCAATGGTTGCAGTATTCTTTTGAATCTCAGCCTTTAAAAGTATATCAAGTACCTTTTTTAATTCTTTACCAAGTACACCTGGTTCTGAAGCGTCATCTCCACCAACTTTTATAGCTCCGTTTGCAGGTGATTCTATTACGGTTTGACCAAGAGAGCCGATTGAAATATTACCACTACTTAATAGTCCAATATTTCCAGCTCCTTTTGTATTTAACATAATTTGATTACTGTTAATAAATATTTCAGACATAGGAAATTTAACAAAATTATCTACTTGAGGTGTAAATGCTAAAGAAATATTTTGTTTATTCATAGTCCCAATAGATATCGTGGAAGATGTATCTCTTAAAAAGTTTTCTTTTTGTGGACGTACTTTACCACCTTTATTTACAAAGTCTTGTTTTAAACCTGTATGTAAAGTTATTTTAGATGATTCGGTAATTCCTTCTTCTTCCATTTCCTTATCACCACCCAATCTTATGGTGTTTCCAAATCTTCCCTCAATGATTACATCACCCTCTTCAGGTCTTAATCTTGGATATGATTTTGGTTGATGATAATAACCAGTAAGAAAGTCATCACCACTATCGGTATTGACAACTACTTTATGTTCGTCTTCTGATTTATATCTTCGATAAACCCTTTCAGGATTTCTTTTATTTAGAATACTAATGTTTGGTTTTAAATTTCGAGAAGGACTTCCAGTAATATTAAATGGACTAAAGTAAAATCTACTTTTATTACCTATCGTGCCTGGAAGTTGTGTAAGATAAACAATTTCACCAACAAGAGGATAGGTCATAATATTAGGATTTAATGGTTTACAATCTTCTAAGTAATCAACTGGCTTTCCATGTTCACTTGTTATAAATCTTGCTAAGATTCCACCCATATAAGCATAGTTTGGGTTTCCTTCAGACGTTTTTGGAAATGAAGATTTATTTTCATCCAAATGAACCTCAACAACTTCAGCCATTTCTAACTCGTAAAACTTAATATCTTGTTCTACTTGTTTTAAATAATCTCTAAGCTGTGACGCAGTAAAAATAATTTTTTTGGAAGGAAGTATATTGTCATCTTTCCTATTAATAAACGCCATTTAATTTTCTTTCGGTATTGTGATATTATCTGTTATGTCTTGTGTTCCCTTGGCAACGTCTTCTATATCTCTTAATAACTGTTCTTTTTCTTTATCAGATAATCCGAACTCTTCTGCAGAATCACCCTTACTATTTGCAGTTGCAATTCTTTGAACAACTGTAGCCAACTTAACAAGTTGTTCATCATTCTTTACATTGATTTCTAAATACTCTTTCAACATAGGAATGATTTGCACAGCTGTATCACCATCTTTAATAAACTGAACTACTTCTTTCATCAAGACTTCTAATTGTTCTTTATTTCGTTTGGAATTATCGTAGATGTCCTTGAATACATCTGAAAGGGTTTTTCCCTCGAATACTTCGAAATCTATTGCCATAAGATTACCTATATTATTACATTAATAAATATAGGCAACCCAAAAAATAGTAGTATATAAATATATACTGAAATCGTTTAAGAAATATATACAATAGTTATTATTGTCGGAAAAATAACCGACATATGACAATAACTAACGGGAGATTAACCAATGAAGGAAGTCATAACACTCGTCAAGGGTTGGGTAGATGATGTAGCTCATCTTCTACTTTCCTTTGTTACCATCGGTGCTGTTTCTGAAGTAATCTTTGGAAGTGGAATCTTTGGTGTAAATGTTATCGGTAACCTGACATCTATCATAAACAAGTTCGGCGATTCTGGGTTCGCAGGGCTCGTCGCATTGTTGGTGTTGGTGGGTTTATTCCGTAAGTAGTACTAATCGGATAAAAGATAAAAAGGGGAAGTCTTAATTGATTTCCCCTTTTTTGTTATAGAAAACTTCCTGTAAATTTAGTGTCTATTGAACCACTAAATTCAAAGTTTTTCTTGAGAGACGTGTGATGTTTTTTCATCACATTAATAACACGAGTAATGTGTTGTGTATTGGAGCCCGTCATTTCACGAATTAAAATATACAAGGCCTTTTTATTAAAATTATCAATCCTATCTTTCATATCAATCAACTCAATAACTGCATTCGCAACATCTAAATCTTTCTTTCGTTTAAATACGGTTGTTAAATTATTTTTCCAATAGTCTGCCAAAACTTCAATGTATTCAACATTCATCTCATTCCTATCTTTTGATTTCATCTCAGTTATCGGATTTCTTTTATAATCAGTAACAGAATAGTCATCATGTTGTTTCATTCGTTTGTAGTTATTATTGTTATGTAGGATTAAGTAATTCTTTGCAACAATACTAAAATAAGAAAACGCCTTACCCTTACCCTCAGCGAACTTATGCATGTTCATATAAAGGAAGCTAACCACCTCATGCTTCACATCCTCACTTGGAACATCAAAGTAATAAAACTTAAATGTATGAATAATGTTTTCAGCAAGTTTTTCAAATGCAAATCGAATATGGTCATTGTAAATTCTCTCCCTCATATGTGGACGAGTTTCTTTATTATGACGAATAATAGCGTTCTCTGTGATTTGAGTAAAGTATTGTTTCTTTTTTGCTTTACGAGGCATTTATATTTCCTTTTCTGTTATTGTTGTTAAATCATTTATCGCTTCTTGTATTCCTTGAAATACAACTCCGATTTCATCATCGGATTCGAACTTACCCTCTGAATCTAATTCATCAAGTACATTTTTTGTTTGTACTATTCTTGCAGAATAATTCTCAATCCAAGATTCTAATCGTTCTACTTTTTGGAATTGATTCCAAGTTGTATAACCAAGTGTTAACGTTGATATTATTGCGATTCCAAATAATATATCTAAAACCATTTTGTACTCCTTTGTTCTTGTTCTATTCGATTCATACAAAGTTCATAAACTTCCGAATCAATCTCAGAACCTAAATAATTTCTTTCGGTATCTAAACATGCTAATGCAGTAGTACCAACACCAATGAAAGGATCGTAAACTACATCACCTACTTCTGTATAATTTTCTATACATCGTGATACCATATCTTTAGAAAAATTATAACTATACCCTCTATACGATTCAAATGGATGAAACCAAATATCGTATTTAAATTGTTTTGTATTTTTTGATTTAAAATTCTTTTTACCATAACACAAAACAAATGCGTAATTATAACGATACATATTTATTTCTTTTGACTTCTCCCAAATCTTTTCATTCAATAAATCATAACCTAAATCTTTCATTATTGAAGTTACATATTCATGTTTTGGAATAGTTCTTCTATTATATCTACGATTACTAACGACAATTGTCACAACATTTTTACGTGGATTTAAATTAGAATATATGTCTCTCATCCATCCAAAATATTTTTCATCATCCTTTATAGGTGTAATTCCTAATTCATCATAATCGGGTGGTGAGAAAAAACAATAGTCATATTGTAAATCTCTTTTTATTGTGTCTAAACAATCCTCGTTAAAGATTTTATTTTTCACCAAATAACTCGTCAAATAAATCCTTTGCGTTTTCTTTTTTCTCAGCAGGTGTTGTTTCAATCTTCTTTACTTCTTTAGATACAGCATCTTTAATATTACTCACAGCCTTCTGAACATTTTCTTTTGATTTAGTTTCACCATATTTCCACTCGGTATATTCTGCTCTCGTGGCCATGTGGTCAGCCCAATGTATCAAGTATGGTAGACTTGAATGAAAACTATTTTCTGGTTTAAATGTTTTTAAATACTGAACATTTGCATCATCATACATACCATCACTAACCTTGATTGCCAACCATTCTAATTGTGATACTTTAACATCAAAGTGTTGTAACAACCATAATGCTCTATCTGTAACTCCCATGAACTGCATCTCAGGATTCTGAGTAAACCATTCATTAAGTTTCTTTCGTCTCCAATCATCTTCTTGAACGAGATAGTATTCATGTTCTAAATCACCAACTTTACCCAAGTCGTGATGTAAGGCGGAAAAGACAAGTTCTTCATCTGTCCAATTCTTATGACCACCTGAAGCTTCATAAGTGTCCGACATCTTTCGTGCTGTATCTACAACATGCAGAACGTGTTCTACATAACCACCTACATGACAATAATGATATTCTTCTTTACCAGAGGCAGGTGCCATTATCATCCTGTCCTCAAGG